GTGGACTGGCATCATTGCCTACTACTTCGGATCGTCTGCTGGCTCCCAGGCCAAGACTGACATTCTCTCAAGGACAGCAAAATGAAGGACAACTTCGAATCCGCACTTGAAGCCGTCCTTCACCATGAAGGTGGGTTTGTAAATCACCCTGCTGATCCGGGCGGCATGACCAATCTGGGCGTGACCAAAAAGGTTTGGGAGGAGTGGGTCGGCCACGATGTTGACGAAAAAACCATGCGTGGCCTGACGCCTGAGATTGTTGGCCCCATGTACAAAGCCAAGTACTGGGACAAGATCAAGGGCGACGACCTGCCGTCTGGCGTGGATTACGCTGTGTTTGACGCTGCGGTGAACAGCGGCCCCGGTCGTGCTGCCAAGTGGTTGCAGTCCTGCGTAGGCGTTGAGCCTGATGGCGGTATCGGCCCCAAGACGCTGGCGGCAGTATTGTCCTTTGACCCCGCCGAGTTGGTTGAGGACTACGCCAAGCGCCGCCTGTCCTTCCTGATGGACTTGCCGCACTGGGCTACTTTTGGTAAAGGTTGGGGTCGCCGTGTTGCTGCCGTGCAAACCGTAGCCGCAACCATGACCGCTTAGGTTGCGAAAAAATACACGCAGGCCGCCAAGAAGGTCAGCCACACCACTCCGACAATGCCAAGCAGCACCCACTCGGCCAAGTATCGAAGCTGCTGACGCCAGACGCTTGGCGGTAGCGGGCTTGGGGCCAGCATCAAGGGCTTGTACTTAGCCACACGCACCGAGCAATTACGGCCCTGGTCGCAGTCTCCAAAATCGTTGCAGCAGTTCATGTCTTTTGCTCCCTGATCCACACAGCAAAGCTGGCAGCAGTATCCCCGAATGGCATCTTGCCTATTTTGTCAGCAATTTCGTCCAGCGTAGCATTGCGGGTTTGTGCTACCGCAATTTCTAGCTCAGACTGATAGCACATCGTGTCGTCATCAACACGGCTGCGTATCTTTGCTTCACGCTCGATGCGCTGAAATTCACTGTCTTCGGTGTTCATGTCTTGCCCCTTATTCGCAGCATCTCTGCACGACAATCGTTCCAGCCCTGCACATATTGGGGATGCTCACCCTCACGAGTTCCAAAGGCATCAGGCACGGCTGGCTGTACAGGTGGGGTGGTGTAGAGGGGTTGTGCGTTATCTGGAACGTAAGCACCTTTTGGTGCAAAATATTCTTCTCCGTTTTCAACGTAATAAAAACAAAAAGGCTGCTGCACAGGCTCATAGTCAAGCCCCAACTCTCTGGCGTTCTCTGCCTTCTTGTCGAGGGCACGGGCTTGCTTTATGGCGGTGATGGCTACATCAGATATTTCCCATTCAAATTGGTCGGCATCAAAGTCTTTTTTGAGACACTCCAACGCCTCCAACGCCAAAGCTAGTGCTTCTTTATCAGTCATTTGATGATCCTCAGGTAAGCCCCGCACCGAGCGCATTTGTAAATAGGTTGGCCCTCGAAGGGCTCCCAGCGGTGTTGGCAGTCGGTCATGGTGTCACCGCCTTCATCTCCCAACCCAGTTGGAAGTACGACCAGCGCATCTGGAGCGATGGGATGGTGTATTTGCCATGCTTGTTCATGTCAAAGTTGGTGTGACCTTTAGAACGCATCAGGGCTTCAAATATTGCTTGTGCTTTACTCATTTCACCCGCCTGACTTTTTCAAAAGTCACTTCCTTTTCGGGCGGTGGTGGAGTCATCTTTTCGCTTGGCGGTGTCCAGCCGTATTTGCGCCACAAAGCCTGGACATCTGCACCTGATGACCATTTGTAATCAGGGTGGCCCACTGGGATGTAAGGTTTAGTCATCGCTTGTCTCCTCGTCAAGTTCAAATTCAGGATTGCCCAACTCACTGTTCATCTCACGCCTGTGACGCTGGCGCTCAAACTTGTCTTCGTAGTATTCATCAGGCAGATCATCGTAATCAGTCATAACGTCCACCCATAAACCAAAACGGCTGCAAGGCCAATGCCGATGACAATAGCCAGGGCGATGTCGTAAGCAGCCTCGGCACGGGCGTGCAGCTTGGCGGCTTTGACCTGATAGTGCTGGTGATATTTGTGATGTTTCATGATTTCTCCAAAAAGACCCAAAGGGCATATGTAAACGATGTTATTTTTCAAGGCGATAAAACCACTTGTCGCCTCGGCGCTGACAGTTGATGTCAAAGCCGTTTTGTCTGAGTTCGGCCACAATACTGTTTACGGCGCAGACGTTGGCTTGTTTGATGATGTCCAGAGTGGTGAAGTCCCCACCCTGAGACAGCAGATCGAGAACACGCCCAAGGCGTTCGCTCTTTTCAATGCTGGCGGCGTTCATGACTAAAAAGGCACGTCATCCGACATATCGTCAAACCCTGAAGTTTGGCGGCGTGGCTGTGTTTGCCCCTCTGTTGGTCGTGGGTCGTTGATGTACGCCCATCCATCCCAACCACCTTCACGCAGCGGGATAACATCCAGCTTGAGCATTTCACCGTTTTTGGTGTTGATGATTGAGCCAATTCGCTGATAACGCTTCTTGCGCTCTCCGTTGGCGTTTGTGTACTCGCCTGTAATGCACGAGATTTCCTTGCTGATACGGGACATTTTCATTCTCCAATGATTGATTTAAGGGCGGTGACTTTGGCATCTACTTCAGCCAAAAACGTGGTGACTTCATCTTCAGCAATCTTCAGCCATTCGGCATTGCGTTCGACTCGGTGAATAAATAACTGGGCCTTGGCTGGCATCCTGGGGTCAAAGACAACGTAATCGCACCATGACCGATCAGCGCAGCGCATCTGCCATTGCATCTGTGCGTAATACTTGGCATCAACAGGGTTGCCGCCTTGTGAGTGGGTAAGCCAAACCTCAAGGGCCGTGCTGGATGACGGGCATTTAATCTCCACCATGCCATCATCACCCACCAAGCCATCAGGCGAGGCTCCAGCAGCTTCAATGTCGGGGTGAGGTATGAATCCTACTTCCTCGACCATTTGCCCCGTATTCGCCTCATACGCAGCCCGTGCAAAGGGTTCCTGTTCTGTACCCCACTGCATTGCTGCGTTGCTGAATGACTCGGCCTTGGTCTGCGTGATGCGCTCCAGGACAAGCTGCGTCATGTAATTGGTACGGCTGGCGCTGTAACCCGTCTTTGTCTTTGCAAGCACATCAGCCAAGCGGCTGGCGGTGACTTTGCCCAAGCGGTTGGCAAACCAGCTTTCGGTTCCTTGTTCTTCGTTCATGATTCCCTCGCTTTCAGCATGGCGTCTGCATATTCGTATGCCCACGATGCCGTGGTACGAGCATCGTCTTGGACACCGGGCGAACTAAACATAAGTTGCGGCATCGCCTTGGCTGCAAAGTAGTCGCGCAGGGTCATACCTTGTTCAGTGATGTGAGATACACCTGCTGGTGCGGGAAATGCTGGCCCACCTGTGTTTGTATTGCTCATGATTTCTCCTGTTTGGCACGCTCAACCCGAGCTTTTTTGGCTGCGATAACTTTGGCTTGTAACGCCTGGTTGCCATCGCAAGCTGCCAGTGCGTCTTTGTAGACCTTTGCCAATTCTTCGCTGTTGGCGCTGGCATCGATTGCAGCCAGATGGTCGGTAATGTCTGGGGTCGGTACGGCTTTGCGTGTGGCTGCATTGCCATCGTCATCTTCAGGTGCAATGCCGCAAGCTGCCATCAGGCTGTATCGCCGAGCGTATGTCAGGGCGCTGCCATATCCCTGCGGGTCTTGCTTGGCTGCTGGCACGTGCAGCTTGCCGCATTCCAGCATCTCGCCTGATTCGTGGATAAACACAGTCTCTACTGTGACCCCGGTGGTGTCCTCGCTGGTGCGCTGGACAAGGGCAATGCCAGCCCCGTTCAGTCCCTCAATGACTGCCTCAACGCAAGCCGAGAGATCTGCATAACGGCTACGGAAGTGCGGGTTGGTGCTGCTTTTTAGGGCAGGGCCAAAGGCTTGCTGTGCCTTGACCAGTGCGGTGGCAATGTTCTTCATGCTGTGTACTCCAGTGCTTGTAATTTGCTTATCCTGTCATTAATCTGGTCAACAGTTTTTTGGTAGTCGGCCATAACTTTTTGCTTGTGATCTACCAGTGCCGCAATTTGCGCGGGTCGTGGATCGTAGTTGTCTGGGACATCAATTTCAATTTGTTGCTCACAGATGTAGGTGCGGTGTTCGCAGTCCTCCAGTTTGGCGCTATAAATAATAAACTGACCTTCTTTTTCCCATGACCATTGTTGGTGGTGGATGTGCGCTGTAAGTTTGACTTTCATGATTGCCCCTTAAGTTGCTTTGTGGATGGCGTTGCGGAGGTTGTGGAATGTATCCATGTACTCAATCAGCTCTGGAACTTTGGAGAAAAGCTCCAAAGCCTCAAGGCTGGCCTCCAGCAGCTCGGGTGCTGCGGCAATGAGTTTTGCGTCTGCTGGATTGCGAACATCAACCCAAACGATCTCGCCAATGGCGTGACCCTTTGCTGTGTTGATGAGGTCTACTTTGGTTGATCTGGCATCAGATAAGAGCCAGGGTGCGGGTGTGTGCATGATGATTTCCTTTAAAAGACCCTTGCGGGATTGATGGGGCCGAAGCCCCGATGGTTTAGTTTTCTAATGCAGTCATCAGGTTTTTTGCTGATACTCGCTTGCCGTTGACTTTCCACATAGTCACAGGCTTACGTTTGCTTCCGCGATAAGTTGGTACCAGTGTTACGCAAACAGTCTTGCCGTTAATCACAGTCGATGGCTCTGTTGTTGCGGTTGCTGTGTCTGCCAATGCTTTGAGTGTGTCGTTCATGGTAGTTTCCTAAAAAGACCCTTGGCGAAATTGCTAGGGCATGTGTGCATTGTATAGGGTTCTGAACATTTATCAAGAGGTTTCGCGCTGTTTTTATTAGGACTTTCCCTAATAAGACAGGGCCAAAGCCCCATCTATATCAAGCCAGCAAAAGTGATTCGGCCTCTGATTTCAGTCGATTGCCATTGCCAAACCATGCATTGTTCATGCGGGTATCTACGTTATGGCCACGCTCATGGTCGATGTATTGTGTGACTGCATTCAGCAAGCCCCATCGTGTCCCGTATACGCCCTGATTAAAAGCACCGATCCCTGCACCCTCAACCAACTCCAGGACCCGTTTGTAGCCCTTGGATTCTTTGAGCTTTTCTGTTTGCGGGTCAAAGATGGCAGGGAATAATTCGCTGGTGAAGTCCTTTGCATATTGCATGGAAACACCCTGTCGGGCAAGTAACCTGTATTTGTCCATCATTCCATCAAAGCCACCAACAATGATGCCGAGGCGTTCCCGCATCAAGCTGGCATCAAAATCTGTGCCATGTGTCAACATCACACGGCTTGGTGCAACCTCAGTATCAGCCGCAGAAAGTGTGTTGTTGCACACAACTCTGATGCTGGTGAATTGACCGATAGTGGCCGCTGAACCATCAAATGATGTGCTGAGAAGCAAATAGCCTTTCACAGCATCATCATTCAGGACTACGGCTTCTTTGTTGACATTTGCCAATGCCCAGATGCGCTTGCCGCCTTTAATTGCACCAGCAACTTCAAGAGTAAAGCCAGCCGATTGCACAAGCGTGTTGAAGAAGTCCAGGACATCCGCTGGTTGGTGAATTTTGTATCGGTCAGAAACAACACCAAGTGGGGTCTTTGTGTCATTGCGGAAAATAACATTTTTATTTTCAACCTTTTGAGGTGCAGCAAGACCTTCAGGCCAAAACATTACAGGAGAGACCTGTGCCTCCCAATCAAGTCCAGCTTCGGTGCGCCATACATCAATGGGTGCATCCTGGGTCAACTGTTGACCAAGGCCATGCCAAGGAGTTTTATTTGCGTAAGCAATTTCTGCTTTGCCTGTGATCGCATTGTTTTCAATTAAGTGAGCCATGATTTTTCCTAAAGATGGGGCCGAAGCCCCGTGGGTTGATTAAGCGTTTGCCAGTTGTTGGATGGTGGGGAGTTTCAAAAAGCAAGCATCAAGAACACCAGCGTGAAGTGTTTGACCATTGCTTGTCGTATAGGTCAGTTCAACCGAGAAGTGGTTGACTGCCTCCACCGTGTAAACGGTTGCATCTGGAAGGTCGGTAGCTACCACCTTGATGCCTTTGTAAAGTTCCTGAGGTTTCATGATTTCTCCAAAAAGACCCTTGTGCGAAATTGCTAGGGCATGGTCACATTGTATAGGGTTCTAAACACTCGTCAATAAATGATGCGATATTTTTATAGGGACTTTCCCTAATACGGTTGTCCACTTTGTTTAGTAAAATGCACCGATGTCAAAAGATGAAGCCATTTCTAGAGCTGGTTCACAAGTCGCACTTGCAAGGTTGCTGGGTGTGACAAGAGGTGCTGTTTGTCAATGGAAGCAGTTGCCAAAAGGTCGGTTGTACCAGCTCATGGTCATAAAACCTGACTGGTTTGTGAAGATATAATTTTTTGAAACCCAGCTAGGCAAGGAGTAGCTACCTTGCTGAAAAGTGAACTCCCCACCTGCTGACGTTTCTTTTCAGGGAGTTTTGCGGAGATGCTTTGTGCATTACTACACATTCAACATCGGTGATTACCGAGGTGCAACTGCACACCTTTCAAATGAGGAAGACCTTGCGTATAGAAGGCTCCTTGATATGTACTACGACACCGAGCAAAAAATCCCACTTGATACCCACTGGGTTGCCAGACGCATCCGAGTGGAGGCCTTTGTCAG